GGCGCTATGGTGACGAGAGGGCTTTTGCCACTTGTTCTTCACTGTAGCTAACGCTTGACTAGTCATAAAGCCTGAGATTCCTTTCTCCCAAACTTTTAATCCAAGCGCCACACGGCCAGGTAAGTTGTTCAGAGATGCTAACATCTTCCAACTGAGAGCGGAAACATCCACTCTACGGAAAGAAGTACGTTTCGCATACTCCACTACCGGAATCAGTTGTACTGATACAACTGACTTCGATAGGTTTATCCCAACACCAATCCCTTCACAGACCTCTAAATACTTTTTGGCTACCTCACTATCAAATATTTGAATATCATCACCTAGTACCTCGTAGCCCTCAAATCATCCTTTATGTTTAGTAAAGAATGAGATGGGGTACGAAGACCAAGCGCAATACTGCACAATAATGTGATGAGTAAGGGCAAGCATTGCCCACGAACTTAAAGCGCCCATTGGTTGCCCAACGGCATACTTTACGAATGGTAAGTCAATACCGTAGCGATTCTTCGGAACAATATACTCACGACCAACTAATAGAGTTTTCCAACTCTCCGCAAGCTTATAACCTAGGAGTGATCCCAGGATATGAACTTGGAGAGAGATAGGAAGTCTATCAGTAGCGGGAGAGATCATACCCGAAGGCACAATGACTCTCTGAAGCCTTTTGAACACATCTTTGGAAAGATGCATCCTGATCGAATGTCCCGTCATTAGGCAAACTCTTTAATAACTTAAAGAGAGCATCATGAAGGGGACGGAGCAGAGACTGCGTCCAAATATCTACTATAGCAAAATTTCTTAACTTTCCTGCAGCTTCTTCCTTAAAGGCAATTTGCCCTATCGGAATTTTACCAACAGCACGGAATAGTTCCCGTGCGGATCTCTTCATCGGTAATCCTCTCACTAACTCCGAAGAGTGAGTGAAGAGTCCAAGAATAGATTCTACCTTTTGTAAAATATGACTATTCCCGCTTTCGAGGCAGTAAGCTTTAAAGGCTGGGAAGACATCAGAATGTCCCACACCAAATGCGTCTGAAAGAAGACCTACTCAAGACTTAGTATTGCTAGCACTGGCCTTTTCTATAAGGACAATGTTAGCAGCACCAAGCTGAGACTTATTAATCTTGCTTCCAAGAAGGGTAGGAACTCAATGAGTCACCCAAGATTGGACCAACGATAAATAAGCCTCATCTCCTGAGAATGGATTAGTGATCGTCGCTATTTTCGCATTTACCGGGATCTTTACGACTCGATAAATACTGAATAGTGTCAATCACAGACGGACCACCTTAGTACCTCCCCTAGATATTGAATATCTATGACGAGATGCTATGATGGCCGGAAGTCCACTCTTTGAGAGTCTAGGTAGTGGCAAGTCAGGCTCCAAGTCTCTAAGAGACTTAAGAGGTTGACCTGCTATCTTCTTTTGCAGGGCTAACTGACAGGCTTTCAAATACTTCACAACGAAGGTTGCTCCATGAGACTTATTCAGTTTCAGGAGATATAAACCAAAGTTATGGTATAGTCTGATAGTAGTCGATATCGACTCCCCCCTTTCAGTCATTATCAAGGAGATTAATCTCCAAGAGAATTTCTTAAGGAAGGACATGAACCCTTTCGGGTCCAGGAAGGAGATCGCCCCATCTGTTTCATATCTCACTCTATTAGGGTCCTTCGGACCAAGTCAGAATTTTGAAATTTTCATTGTTTTGATGTAATCCGAAGAATCTTAATCGTTTAATGTCAGAGGCCTAATCTATGAGATCGAGAGCAGGGATTGCAAGAAATTGTTTTCTCTCCGGAATTCTACCGGAACGCACTCGCCCGAAAGGGATCGCTCATAGCCACAGCGTGACAGGAAATATGGCAGAAGGGGGTCTGCGGTTCGGGATTTGCACCCCGGACAGAAGACCTGATTCGTCAATGATCGTGGTAATTAGTTACCTATTCGGTAATTACCGCTACGATCGTTCACACAAGCTAAAACAAAACACCAGCATTCCAACCTACCAAGCAACCCCGAAAGGGATTGGCAAGGCGATCTGGAACGAGGCTTGTCACACATTGACTACCCGTATGGGCAGTGTGTATCAAGTTTCGTCTTAGGGTTATGGCTGCTAGTATTACTACTAGTAGGGGACCCAACCG